AGTAAAATGTATAGGACGCCAGTTGGGCCACGTGCGAACCGTCCCTATATTTTTGAGAGAGTCATCAACAAAATAATATGACCCGCAAGAATCAAACTCTTTGTAAAAGGCGGGGTCGGGTTTGAAACACGCCCGTGTGAGGTCCGGGCCCGGAACGCGAATTTTCACCTTGTCATTTATGGCCAGAGCGATTGGCTGGACCCACTGAATAGGCGCGTTAGAAAAGAGAGTCACGGGCCACCCACGCTCAGTCAAAGAGTGAATGGTGGCCGCATCATTTTTGAACTCTCGCGTCTCAAGCACATCTGCTAAATGCGCCATAAGACTTTTATCATAGACAAAATCGTTGAAATCCGAAGCATCTATGCCAAAAGTTTTATTGAGGCCTCGGGCCGTGTGGCCGTGGGCCAAATAGAGGAACTTGTTTGTCTCGGAAGGATCTTCACACTCGGGCAACTTGGACTTGACGTAGAGGGTCGCATTGTGCTTTACGTGCGCAAAGAGATTTCGGTCCCTGAGAATGACCCCATCCACATCAAGCAAAAGACACGGGCCCATCAGTTTTCTAACCAAATAATGTCCCTCTTAAGTCCCAACTTCAAGCAGTAATAGAAACAGTCAAAGTTGCACTTGGATTCGTAATTTTCCGGGACTTCTCCATTGACCAACTTTACAAACTGGATACGCTTTCGTGGAATGATGATCTGGATAGGGTCTTCTGTTTTGGCAAAGAGGGTCCGCATACACTGAGTACAAATTTTTGGGCTCGGCATGAGCATAAAAGGTTTGCCAAGCATCGTGCTTGGTGAATTGTCTTTATGTGGAAACCAGCCATATAAATATAATCTCCATTAGTTTTATATGGCAACCAGTAATGTGCAACTCCAGCAAATCACAAGTCAATTGGCGTCATTAGGTGTTAATACACAGATGCAAGCAAATCAAATCCAGAACCTTACGACCCAAATTAATAATCAAAAAAATCTTATTGCATCGGCCGACAAAACGAATACTCAATTATATGTAGCCAATCTCGAAAAACTTTATAATCTTCAGACGCGTCTTGCGACGTTAAAGTCCCCTCAAGTTTCTCAACTTTTACAGCAAAAAATACAGATTTTAGAACAACTCACGAGTTAAAGCTTGAGATGATGTATATGTTAAATGGCTCTCAATGTTACCAGACTAATTCCGACCGCAAACCTCCCTGTTCGCTCGAGCACCGGAGCGGCTGGTTATGACCTATTCAGCACTGATAGCTACGTTATCCTTCCAAACCGTCGCGTGGTCGTATCCACGGGAATCTCAGTACAGCTCCCGCCAGGAACTTATGGACGTATTGCGCCTCGCTCTGGACTCGCCGTAAAGCATGGACTGGACACACTGGCAGGCGTTATTGATCCAGATTATACCGGAGAGATCAAGGTCGTACTTCAGAACCTGGACTCCCAGCAACCCTTTGTTATCCGGCCGGGATATCGCATCGCTCAACTCATTCTTGAGAATTACACAGTGGCCGAGGTCTGTGAGGTGGATGCGCCTCCACCGACCGAGCGCGGTGACGCGGGTTTTGGCTCGACGGGCGTGTTTTACAAGGTGACTGGAGTTTAAAGATTAAAAACTCGATATAACTATGAAGTTTTATATTATTCATTATTCAAAAAATACAGATCGCCGTGTTCAACTTGAAAAACAACTCGAAGACTTTAACATAGTCGATGTCGAGTGGATCACAGAGTACGATAAAGAAGACCCTGTGATTGAAAAGATTAAGAAGGTTGCAAATTCTCCTCTGTCTCTAAAGGACATTTCATGCAACTTGAAGCATTACATTGCAATGGAGAGAATGGTGAAGGAGGATATTTCTGAGGCTGTCATTCTTGAAGATGATGTGGTCTTTCTAGAAGAATTCAGAAGGGCCGAGATGTATCACCCGTGTGGTCTTCTTCGACTTGGTCTAGGAGTTGGAGTATTGGAGCCAAAAGTACCACCCGCATCTCCTACTCAGGTGTATCAAGTTTCAAATCCGGGAGGTTCAGAAGCAACTTGGTTAACTCAAAAGTTTGCAATGGTCGCCACTCAAAATGTAAATTTCGATAACACAATTGATATGATACAATGTGCAATACTTAAACATTTTTTCAATGAAAAACTAAGACTCATCGTGACTTGTTATCAGACATCTTTGATGGTTCCGTCGTCTGAGGAAAAACCCGACGGTTCATGGATAGACTACTGTAACAACTTTCTCAGTTATAAGAGGTGGTCACTTGCAGACCTTAAGGATAAAACGCATTAAATAATAAATGAAGTTTCAAGCGGTCGCTTGGTCCGGGCAGGATCAGGACGACCAATTTACGGTCCGTATTTTTGGTCGCTCTGAAGATGGAAAATCTGTTTCTCTAGGAACAAAGTTTAATCCTTATTTTTTTATAAAAACAAATGTTTCAAAAGATGTGATAAAAGGCCTTTTTTGGAGGGGTCTTGTTTCGTGTCGAGTGCACGAGGGACGCGACCTCTGGGGGTTTCAAAATGGCGATCTTTCTCGATTTGTCAGGGTTGAGTTCAAGACTCACAAGTTACTCAGGAATTGTGCTTGGTGCATCGAGAATCACAAGTTTCCAGAACTTGCCGGAGCCCGAGTCTATGAATCGAATATCGATCCCGTTCTTCGGTTTATGCACGTTTCTGGGATTTCGTCAACTGGGTGGATTGACCCGGGCATCTGTGAAGGTGATGCAGAGTCTACATGCGAGGTGAATCTCTGGGCTCCGGACTGGCGGTACATCAAGCCTCTTGAGCGGGATGATCTTGCGCCTCTCCGTATAATGTCATTTGATATCGAGTGTTATTCATCTACGGGAGGTTTTCCGGACCCCAAGAATCCCAAAGATGTCGTGTTCCAGATTGGGATGACTACCAAGGAGTTTGGACGCGAAGGCTTTTTGGACCGGACGTGTCTGTGCCTCAAGGAAACAGCCGGCCACTCGAGTTTCAAGACTGAACGGGAGCTTTTACAGGCTTTTCAGAAACATCTCCTGAAAATTGATCCGGACATTATCACGGGCTGGAACATTTTCGGGTTTGATCTCGAGTATCTTTTGGTCCGTGCGACCATTCACTGCGGTTTGTCTCCTGTGTGGGGGCGGGTCCACGGTGAAATTTCAGAACTCGTCGAAAAGACACTCAGTTCGAGTGCCCTCGGGAACAATCAGCTCAAGATGGTTCCTATGGTTGGTCGGTACGTCTTTGACCTTTTCCAAGACATTAAGCGCGAGCACAAGCTCGAGTCCTACTCTCTCAACGCTTGTGCTAAGCACTTCCTAAAGGACCAGAAGATGGATATGCCTGTCAAGGAGATCTTTTCCCGCTTTCTCGAGGGCGATCCGGCGAACCTAGGAGAGGTTGCAGAGTACTGCATCAAGGATACGGTACTTCCTCACAAGATTATGGCCAAGGTTTGCCAACTCCAGAACCAGATTGAGATGGCCAAGGCGTGCTGGGTCCCTCTGAGCTTCTTGAGTGAGCGTGGTCAGCAGATCAAAGTCTTCAGCCAGATGGCCTACAAGGCCCGACAGCTCGGCTTCCTCATCCCGACGATCCGGCGGCCCGAGGGACCTGTGGATGGCTACGAGGGCGCGACTGTCCTTGAGGCGCAGACCGGGGCCTATTACACTCCCATCACGGCCCTGGACTTTGCGTCTCTGTATCCGAGCATCATGGTCGCTCACAACCTGTGCTACTCGACTCTCGTGATGGACAAGCGTTACGCCAATCTTTCGGGTGTAACCTACGAAAAATACGGCGAGCACACCTTTGCGCAGACCGGTCCTGATGGCGCACCCATCACGTCCCTCCTTCCCTCGATTCTCACGGACCTCAAGGCGTTCCGCAAAAAGGCCAAGAAACTCATGGCCCAGGCAAAGGGCACGCCGATGGAGGCTGTCTACAACGGCCAGCAGCTCGCCTACAAGATCAGCATGAATTCAATCTATGGGTTTACTGGGGCTGCCAAAGGGATGCTCCCGTGTGTCGCGATCGCAAGCACCGTGACGATGCGAGGCCGACAGATGATCGAGGAGACCAAGAATGCTGTAGAGGCCAACTTCCCTGGAGCCAAGGTGCGGTACGGTGACACTGACTCAGTGATGATAGAGTTTGATGTGGAAGGGCGCACTGGCCAGGACGCGATCGATTACTCGTGGTCACAGGGCCTTCTCGCGGCCGCGCAATGCACGAAGCTCTTCAAGGCACCGAACGATCTGGAACTGGAAAAGGTCTACTGCCCGTACTTTTTGTACAGCAAGAAGCGCTATGCTGCAAAAATGTACGAAGGAATGGCGCACAAAGACGGGACGCCAATCCTGAAAGCAGATGGGACCCAACTGGTCGCCTTCACAAAGGTCGACATCAAGGGTCTGCAAGTGGTCAGGAGAGACAGTTGCCCCTTTGTCCGCGAGACTCTCAAGAAACTCTTGGATATGATGCTCGAGAGTAGTGATCCGAGGCCCGTAATTGCTTTTGCCAGACGGACCTCGGAAGAGCTTTCTTCAGGAAAAGTCCCTGTTGACAAGTTGTTGATGAGCAAGCAGCTCGGTGCAGACTACAAGGTCCCCATGCCTCACGTGGCCGTACGGGACAAGATCAAGAGGCGCGCTCCAGGTTCTGAGCCCCAACAAGGAGACCGCGTTCCTTTTGTGATTATTCACGGTCAAGGAAAGATGTATGAAAAGGCGGAGGATCCTGCGTGGGTCACTGAAAAGAACCTTAAAATTGATTACATGTACTATTTCACGAATCAGTTCAAAAAGCCTGTGGCGGACCTTCTCGAGCCTCTTATCAGTGAGGATCTCGTGTTTGACAAAAAGTTTTTATCAGAAACGAAACAGGCCGAGATCAAGGTGACTGCGAGTGTCGAGTTGGATGCCCGAAAAGCATTCTTGAGACGCTTCGCCTTAAAAGTTTCATCCGTATAAATAGTAGATGGAACAACAAATCCTTGAGATTATCGAAGAAGAGGTATGCCGGCGCGTGAATCTCGCGCTCGTCAAACAAGCCGAGGCATTTTCAAAGA